TTGTTGTTATTTTTCTTCTTCATAATAGCAACAACCATAGGGTCACGTTCCCAAGTATCTAATTGGAAGTCGTGTCTATAACCTTTATATCTTCTTAATGCAGTAACCTTACACTTCTCTATCTTTTGTCCATCACTAGTTCCTATCCATAGTCCTAGTAAATCATAATCATTTTGATTTGCTAAACAAGGATATAAGTTAGGTTGTGTATTAAAGAAACCATGATCAACCCAACGATAAAAAGGAAGTACATGAATCATATACCCTCCTACTTTTGTTAAGTCGTGCATATTTTTATATACTGTATATTGATTGAATACGTGTTCGCCTGTGCCGTTATTAGTAACTAAATCAAACTGTTTAGTGTAGTTGTATTGTTTACTAATATCAGTATTAAGATCCATTGCTATTGCATCTTTTTCTGTGTTAACATCAATAGCAACATATTCTTTAAATCCTAATGCAAGGAAAAAGTCTTTTGTAGATGTAATTGTTTGATTGTGAATGTTTAACCTATTAAACATAACAGCTCTAGCTTTATTATTTTTAATACGTTGATTGCCTAATTCACATACGGAAGGATCGCCTTTAGCACGTAAGTCGTCTACGACTGTATCGATAGCTGTGGTGATTAAATTAGTAAATGACACTTACTTACTTTCCTAGTACTACAATATATTTATTGTTCGGGTGAACTTTACCTTGTTTGTCTGTTCTAGTTTTTTCAACAAACTCATGATGTACGATTTTTATACCTGGCATATTCTTTTCAATTTTATCTTTCCACCAACCAGGTGTTTCAACTATTAGGTGTGCGTTACGTCCATCTGGTAAAAACTTTTTAGCAGGACTTGTAGCAATAATAAGAAAAGCATTTTTATCAAATGTAGAATGAATATCTTGTAAAACGTTGTCTAGGAATACGGGTTCAATGTGTTCTAGTACATCAGTACTAATAAGCATATCGAAAGTGCCTTCTGGTCTAGCTTGGAAACTTGGATGTCCAGGATCCCAACCTACTGCATTAATGGCTTTGTAATTTTCTTTTAATGCTTGGACTACTCCTCCTTTGCCACAACCATAATCAAATATTGATTGCGGATCAAATTCTTTAATCCATTTCTCTATTGCTTTTAACCCTTTAGCATCTCCAAAAGATGCTTTCTCATCATGCAGTTGTGCTAACTGATGAACGTATTCTTCACTAATCGTCTTCATTCAATCTACCTTCCTGTCGTTGTTTATTTTTAATCGACTTCATATAACTACCAACGGCAGATATGTTTGTTGTATTTAATCTATTCATTTCTTCGTTACTAACAAGCTGGCATTTAACTTCAATTGGCTTTTCAGACATTGGAATTAATTGCAACCAAGGATCTCCTGTATTGATTTTACAACTTGTACCATGCTTAATCATTACGTTATTAAGTACTGCGTGTTGATGTTTGTACTCAATTATTCCAGGTACTCCCCAATATGCATTTGGATCTTTTTGATGCCAATCAGGTTTTATCCACAGCCATTTAACTCCTGTGGATTCTTTTATTAGCCAAGGACTACCTACTTTGACGTGTGCGTAATTTGGTTTATGGAAATTCCAATCTTGTTCATCGTGTGGTAGTAATGCAGTATGCTCTGGAAATACTCTTTGGTCTAAATGACCGTTATCATCACAGTTTAAATGTAGTTCACACCAACTAGGAAATATAACACCTTGCTTTAATATTTCATTAATAGCAGGACATTGTTTCATACTGCTTATTGGTATAGGACTTCCTCCTGTATGTAAATTAGTATGTTCAGTTCTACTAGCCGGTAATGTTCTCCACCATTCAGGTATAAAGTTCTTTGCCAACGTAGGTTGACATTGATCCATTACATATTGTTGGTTAGTAAATACTTCTAATACTATTTTGTCCATACTAAATTAATAAGCCGTAATCTATTGTTTCACTTTGTCTTGATATATCTTTTATAAACCAAGCACATAGTGGCTTCTCTCCTTCTGTTATTGGAACTCCTAGTAACTGTCCATTTTTAGTTTTTGGAAAGTACCATTTCATATCATTATAAAAGTTTACTATTTTTACTTGTCCCCAATTCATTGTATAGCTTGACAAAGGGTTAAAAAGAAATGCTTCAAAGCCTCTATCATTTAAACTTGTTAATGGTAGAACTTCTATATCACCTCCGCCTTCATGGTCGCCTACTGCTAGACTCCAATCAACTGGCATAGTAATTTCGTGTCCATTTATTTCTAGTACGACAGCAGGGCTGTTAAAACTTTCTAGAAATATCAAGGGTATAAAATAAAAGTCTGGTTCTTTTGGGTTACTATTATCTAATACACTAAAGCGGACATCTTCTTTTAATTCTTCAGGCAAATTATTCAATAGGAACGTTTCGTTGTCTAATGTTAATATTCTCATTCTTTTTTCATTCTCATTATCTGTTTGGGAGTTAGTTTACCTGTGTCAGGGTCTAGCTTTGATAACCGACAACTAAACAAATTCTTAGGTCCTTTACTCGTTGTTATTACGGGTTGACCTTTGTTGTCGAGACTAATGTCTTTAATTTTAGTTGTTACGTTTCTAAACTTACCAACCATAACTTCGTCTCCAACATTAATTTCGACAACAAATTTCTTCATGACCAATCAACCTTTTCTATTGTAAAAGGATATTGTGCTTCTTTATAAAACTTTTTGCGAGATGTTAAATGTCTCTTTGCATATTTGCATGAGCTAGTTAAATCCCATATCTGCACAAAATCTTTATCTTCGGCCTTTCTTATGCCTCTGCCTATACTTTGTATAACTCTTACGAAAGACTTCCCAGGCTCAATAAGAACCAGATTAAAAATACGAGGAATATTGATGCCAACACTTGCAACACCGTACGTCGCAATGAGGACTTTGTTTGTCGCTTCTTTGATTTCATCGTACTGCTCCTTTCTATCTTTAAGTTTTACATCACCTTTAATAAAAACTGAATTAGGAATAGCCGCCTGTAATTGTTCACCAGCACTAATCCTATCCACTAGAATTAATGTGTTACCACTATCTTTAATACCACTACACATCTTTGCCAAGTACTTTACTCTATCTTTGTTTGTAACAAGATACTTTAGTTCTTCTTGATATGAGTTATAAACAGTTGTGTCTAACAGTTGTACAACGTTTACGTGACACTTGGATAATACTCCTTTGTCTTGTAATTCTTTTGCACTAATCTGATTTATTACAGGTCCTATACTTGCTAGAATACTTTGAAATTCAAATTGTTCTTTAGGTATAGTTCCAGTTAATCCCCAACGTATTGGAGCATTTCTTAAGTTTTGAGTTAATAATTTTTTTAATACATCTGCCTTTGCTTGGTGTACTTCATCTATAATAATTGTTTCTACGCCTTCTAAAAATTCTGCTAGTGTTAGTTTAGCCTCGCCGTCTTTTGTTTTCTTATCAAGTATGTTTAAACTTTGCCAAGTACAGATTGTATGTGTTTTGCCTAGTTCTTTTCTATCGCCAAAATAAACGCCGACATCTAATCCGACGTTAATGTAATCTTCTTCTGTTTGTGTTACAAGTGATTTGTTTGGTACAATAACTAATGTTCTACCTATCTTCTCGCATATATGCGATAGTGTAGCAGTAATAATAGTTTTACCTGCACCAGTGGCAACCTCTTGTAAGCATTGTGGGGTTTCCACAAATTTATTAATTGTTTCGACTTGGTAGTCACGAAGTATAATTTGTTCGCCTTCTGCTGGATGACCTTTTGGCCAAGTCTTATGTGACCAATAGTTTTCATCAATAGCTTCAAATGATAGTTCGTGCTTTACTCGGTTATCTTTTATCTCTGCAATTTCAACACCTGCGTCAACAAGTGTGTTTACAATGATATCAAGATGATTAACATAACCAGTACCGCCAATTCCGAAAAAAGCCACAGTTCCATCCCATCTCCCTAATTTGTATTGTGGAAGATAACGTGCATAAGGTACTTGGAACTTTAGCTTGTTAGCTATTTTCCGTCTATACTCAACGGGCAGATTCTCTACCTTCACATTAACTTCGTCTTGGATTATTATTCTACAACTTACCATATTATATTATTTCTGCTTTTACTGTTCCATAACTATAATGCGGACTTGCGTCTGCGTCATATTGTATAATAAGATTCTGTGAGCTGACAAAACTCTCAATGTTATGAGAGAATTTATTACTGCCTAGTGTGAAAATGCCTTTTGGTTTCCAGCCTTGTATTTTTAATATAGGCTTCGGAATCTTATTATTACTAATATACACTACTTTTGTATTTTTGTCAACACTATTATTTAATCCCTGAGCCTTGACATATTGGTTAAATTGTATAGCATCATTACCTATCTTACTGTCCAATCTAAACAAAACGGCCATTTGTTTAGTATCAATAAAGTTTCTTAACAAGTTATGCATCTTTGTTACTTCGCCATAACTGTCTTTTGGACTAACCATTATCATTAATGGATACCTATTCATTTCATCAATACTTTTAACTAACTCTTCCAATGGCCAAGTAGTACTATTAACACAAACAAGACTACTTGCTCTATTAACAATTTTTTTAGTTAGTTCGGATTTATCTTTTATACTTTCTGCTACTGCATCTAAGTCAAAATGATTTATTCCGTAGTAATGTCTTCTATCATAGTATTGAAATATATTTTTATAGTTAGGTTGTCCTAGTTCATCTAAACAAATATCAATACCTGATTGTGGATAGTTTTGAAAGTTAAATTTATAAATGCCCGGTACATAGTCTTGTGGATTGTCGTCAAAAACTTTTAACTGTTTGTGTATATCTAATATTGATTCGTCAATATCAAACTGCTTATCAAACTTACTTGCAACTTCAACTAACTTCCAAATGTACTTTTCTTTTAACGGAAAGTAATGTGTATGCTTGTCGTAAAAGTAATCTTTGTCAGTTTTATTTTTTAGTTCTTCAATATACTTGATTACTTTTTTATTAAACGGAAAACGGATAGCAATCATTTTCTCGCCTTTGTATTCTACAAACTTAATCCAATGACTACTATCTATTTCCCGCAGTGGAAATCTTAATTTTTCCACGGCTTCATGTAGGTCAATTTCATGGGCACTGAATTGATCTACATAGTATTCAGTTAATAACTTTTTAACTAATGAATACTGTTTAGCAGTAAGAGCCGTGCCTCGAAATACTTGTTTAGCGATACTAAACATTATATTTGCATTGTCTTCATGCAAGTGGAAGTTCTGTAGTTTGGATAACTCAGGATCAGGTGAATATTTTAATTCACTTATCCCAGCGGCCAATTCTAAACAGTCTTCTGTATTGAGGGCTTTTTTGGTGATAGTTCTCTTATGCATAACTAGTATTATACTAGATTATAGATAAGAAGTCAAGCGATTTAGCGGTAATCCTGCAGATATTTCTTCCAATGTCCACTCTGTATAAGCAATATCATTAAGCCATTGAGTTCTATCAGGACGTTTTGGCATTCCTATTGTATTTAAATTTAAGTTTCCTACATCATATGCTAAACTATCTGGTCCAACAAATACAGGAACTCCATTCATTACTGCTTCTGTGGCAGGGTTACTAGACCAGTTTACAACTGCATAAGCACCTGTACAACTAAAGTCAAAGTCGTCATATGTGTCTTTAACTTGTGATGGTGTTTGTCTTTCTACTCTTTTGTGATCGTGTTCTATCATAGGAACAGGACATCTTGGGTGAGGTCTCCATACTATTGGCATATCAGTATATTCTCTAATTGTATTGATTGTATTTCCTAACCAAGCAGTCATGTTAGGAAGGTTCCTCCACTGGTGACTTTTATCGTGTTGTCCACAAATAATTATTCTATCGCCGCCTAGTGACCAAGGCTTTAATTGTAAGCCTAATTTATTTGCACGTTCAGGTCCATTACCTTTTGGACCAAAGATAGCTTCTCTATTAATTCCGCCAATAGCTACTTTCCAAGTAGTTCCTCGCTTTAGTCCTCCGACTTCAAGGACGATAACTTTCTTGCCGAGGGCGTGTAAGTCGTCCCAGACTTTTTTGTTTCCAGCCATTCTACCGTGCCAAAGCACAGACCAAATAACGCCAACATCGCAATCGTAAGTATTATCAATAACGGTATGCCCAGCACTAGTAAGACTGTTTGCAAAAGCATCAAACACTGGTTCTGAATTTTGTGCACCATAGGCTCTAAATAAACTAAACTTCATTCCAATACGTTTCGCTACGAGGTTGTAGTAGGTCTCTTTTTCTACTACGTCCTTCTGATTTACGAACTCCTTTCAAGTGGTCAAAGTACTTACCGAGTTCACAGTTGATAAGTGGGTGTCCTTCGCCATTTACTAAATGTCCGCTAAAGTCTTTTACGTTACCATGTGTCGGTGTGATCTTCTTTAAGACTTCCCAGAATACATAACTATCGTGCCATTCTTCCATTAAAAATATTCCTTGTTCTGCCTCATCGTATACACGTTGAAACTCTTTAAGGAAAGCATCGCAACCTGGACTACGTAATGTAAGACCATAAAAGCCACACTCAGGCCATTTTTTATTTCTACCTAAATAGTGTAGCCATGCAGTTGCAGGTACTAACAATCTAAACTCACCATATGTAATAGGACTATGTACGTAAGTATCTGCGTCCATCCATACTAGTATGTCTGTGTCGTCTTTCTTTGCTTCATGGAATACAGCATAAACTTTGTTAGCAAATCTAACTGCGTCCCATTTAAATTCTTTATGATTATCTCTTGGTCTTCTTTCAGGCCAAGGACATTTGCCATTAGCTTTAGGAACTTGTCCCCATTCGTTTTTAAATTTTTGTAAGTCAGGTAATGTTGCATCAGCATCATATATTGTTACTCTGCTTTCGTCTGGATTAACAGGAATACATTTCTCTGCATATACATTTAGTTTAATTCTTGGATCAACTTTTTCACAAAATGAATCAATAAAACGTTGACCATATTGTTCTAGTCCTGGTTGATGAAACGTTGTTACAACTGTTATGTTCATATCTTTAAATACCTTTTCATATGTTGCCAACATTCGCCACTACGTAAATCTGCAAAACTCCAATGGCATTGTGCAATCTTTCTTATCCAACTTTCTCTGTCTATTGGACCTAGCTTACTAATTTCTGATAAACTTTTATGTGCTACATCTCCTACTTGGCTACCTTGTGCATCTTCAACAATAATTGGAACACCTTCTATAACACTTGCTACTAATGGGCTACTATTAAATCCAATAGTTACCATACTCTTTGCAAGGTCGTGTTCTATCATTGGTTCAAAACTAACTCTAACATTTTCACCTGATATCTTTTTAATATACTCTGGTGCTTTTTTATCTCCAGGGTGTGGTCTTACAATAATAGGTCTTGTAGTATACTTTCTTATTTCAGCAATTTTATGATTAGCCCAAACAACAACGTCTTTACCTTTCATACTCCAGCCGCCATTACGTTGTAAGCAAAGTAGTACGTGTTCTCTTTCATTAATGCTCCAAGGCTTTAATTCAACACCTAAATCTCTTTTAATTTTATTCCATTGTTGATCAGTAGGAGCATCATTACAATACTCTCCTGTATCATTAAACACACCATTAATACTATAACGTAAGTAATGATGTGGTTCGTTTTGTCTTGCTTTGTATAAAAATAAATTACTGTCTGCTGTAATAAATGCTTTATTACGTGTGTTCATTGTAATATTTCTACGTAAATTAATATGTGGAACGTGGGCACTATTGTCGTGTAAAAAGCCTTGCATAATTGCAACATCACAATCCATCATTTCAAAACCATCGTATAGTAAACCATTGTCGCCAGCCATGCGAACCCCATCAACATAATTTTTTAATATGTCATACTTGTGATTAGACTTACCAGGCTTTAATGATTTTCCAGGTGGAATAACTTTTGTATATGCTATTACTCGCATTGTAACGTCCTCCAAGCATGACCACTTATCATTTCTTCATAAGTAAATTGGTTATTGCTGAGGTATCTACAAAGCCACGTTAATGCTTTTCTACCAGGGTGTTTAATAAATTCTATTCTTTCAATTTTAGTTTCGCAAATGTCTTGAGCACAGTTTGGTCCTAATACTATTGCAGGTTTACCATATACCATTGCTTCTAAGGCCGCGATACTATTATAAGTTACCATACAATGTACGTCCTCTTCTAATGCTTGTTCCATTGTGCTACTACTAACACGAGCTTCTCTACTTGGCTTCTTACGTACTTCAACTGGTCTTGAAGTATGTTTCTTAATAGTTATAATTGTATTCTGAATCCATTGATCCAAGTCTTCTTCAAAGTATTTCATTACTTTTTCACTTGGTGGAACAATTAAAACTTTACGTCCTGGTGTATGATCTTTAAATTGTATTCCTAATTGTTTAAAACGTTCTCCACCGAACTGTTGTGGCCATAATTCTCTATCTGGCATATGAAGATTTTGTAATGCATTTTTTACAATTCTATGATAAGTCTTTTTACCGTTAGGGTTTCTTGGACTAGGATTGTTACCTAAGTAACCTGTATCCATAAAGTAAAAGTCTTTTTTACGTGCAATACATTCTTTAATAATCTTTTGTTTACCTAACCCTCTAACTAAAAAAGGAGCAGGATGATCCCAATAATCATTTACGTCATCTGCTCTAATATATTTTCCGCCACTACCTAGTGCCATACTCATAATAAAGGAGTCAACAATTCCAAATGAACCTTTGACTTTCTTTTCTACTTTTTTAATACCGCTATCTATACAAATAACTTTAGGATTCTTTACGTCTTCGAATACTTTATTAATTGCTTCAATGGCGTGTCTATTGTCACCAATAGCTACTCCGTATAATATTTCGTTAATTACTTCTTTCATCTCAGGTGTTAAATGCCTCGGATCCCATTCGCCATTACTCATTTTTTATTCCCCATCATATCAGAAAGTACATCTTTCCAAGTTTGATGGAATTCGCAATTTCTATAATTTTTAAACCATGGTCCGCCTTCTGTATAGTGTAAAGCCCTAGGAGTTCCATCATTCTTTTCTACAACATCAGTAATGCCATCAGGCTCATACCAACCAACTAGAAAGTTCCAATCAGTTGGCAGAGCTCCTACTTCACTATCGTCTAACCAACTAAATCTATGAAAGTATTTTCCATCATAGTTAGGATTGTTAACCATATCTACTGTAATTTTTTGATTGCTAGGATGTCCACAGTTCCATAGTACTACACTTGACCAATTCTTTCTAGGATATTGTGTTTGTACTTGTCCGTCCATCTTTGTTCCTGGTTTAGGTGTGTAGTCATGTTGTACACACATAACAGCATACTTGTCATCTGCTAGTGCAAATAAATTATCTACATCTTCTAAGAATACTATATCACTATCACAAAATAATGCCCAACCTTCGTAATTCATTAAGTGTGGAATTAAGAAACGTGTAAAAGTAAACTCTGTACTAGCAAGTTTATCTTCACCTCTCCAATATAATTTATTATCTCTTAATTCTTTTTGCTTTAATGGAATAACTTCTATGTCTTTGTTATGTTGCCATATGCTATGCTCACAAACTTGATATGCAATATCTTCTCTTGTGTCATACCCTACAAATACTCTGTTGCTCATGCTACTTCTTTCTTTACGTATATTGCCTTACCATCAATATTATATATCTCTAGCTTATTTCCAAACACCTCATGAAAGGCTTTTTTACTACCTTGCCAACTTCCATAATCGTCCATTACCATATATCCGCCTACAACCAATTTAGGCCAAAGTACTTGTAATTCCTTTAATGTTGACTCATACCAATCTGTATCTAGTCTTAATAGTGCAATTTTATCTGGAATATTTTTTGGATCGTTTAATGTTTGTACAATGTCGCCTTTAACAAATGTTGTTTGTTCCATAGGCATATTAAATTTTGATAAGTTTTCTTTTACTTCTTGTATTTCTGATCTGCACCATTGATCGAAACCACGTTTTGCTTTACCACTATCTTTAGCATAACCTCTAGTAACTCCGTCAGCTTGTAATCTAAAATCATTATCAGTTGGTGTAGTCATTCCTTCAAACGTATCAAATAACCAAAACTTTCTTTTACTATTTGTGTTTGCTAACCAGGCAGATATAATTTGTCCGCCTTTCCATACACCGCACTCTACTATGTCACCTTCTATCTTATTGGCGTCTAGCTGTTGCACAGCAACGTATGTATGCGCCAAACGTCTGCCACTAGTCATACTGTAATCAGCTGACTTTAAAACAGCTTCTTTAACTTCTTCTGTAGGATTTTTATAAAGACTATAATCTATCATCTAGTAAATTCCTTTCTTTCAATGTCTGCTTCAACGCATTCATCTCCATATTGTACTTCTAATATATGGCAAGGAACATCTTTTTCATTAATACCTTTATGCCAAACTTCTTTACCTATTTGGTATCCTGTGTCAGTTGCTGGTAGTGTTACTTCTTGTATACCTGCAGGACCGTCTGTAACAACTATACACTCACCTTTTAATACGTACCAATGTTCTGCACGTTTAAAATGTCTTTGCATACTTAAACTACTTTTAGGATCTATCACAAGTTCTTTTACTTTATAACCAGGTTGATTATCTAATACTCTATACCAACCCCAATTACGTTTTGTTTTAGGGTATTTATACTCTTCTAAAATCCAACTACTAGAGTTCTTTTTATCAGTACCGCCAACACCAAATACAAATGAAATTTCTCCATTGTCTTTGTAAACTTCCATTTCAGGAATGTTCTTTTCTGTTCGATCGCCACCATTACAAAATATAATTTGGTTACCACTTTTACGTAATTTTAATTTGAAGATTGCACCGCAGGCAGTATTATCAGAGTCGTCCCAAGTTATTACTTCGTCGACCATTTTTAAATTTTGTATAATTGTTTTCCGTTCTTTGAGAGGCATAAACGGTAAACCTTTTTTACGAGTTAACCACTCGTCACTATTAAGCCCGACGACTAATTTGTCGCCGAGCTTTTTAGCTTCTTCGAAATAAGATATATGTCCAGAATGTAGTGGATCAAAGCCACCTGTTACTAATACAACCTTCATAGTTGTATTTAAATTTTATCTGGCTTCTGCTTCTACGAATTGAATCATTGTTTCTGGATCAGTACAAGTGTAAGGATCATCGTCCTCACCTTTGTGGTTAAATCCGGGCTCTACAAATGCTTCTTTAACTAAACCGTTCTCAGCATAAAGTGAATATCTCCAGCTACGGTTAGCAAATCCTTTGTCTCTTTTAGTACATAACATACCCATTGAGTCTGTAAAGTCTCCGTTACCATCTGCTAATAATTTTACTTTTTCTATGCCAAGTTCTTTAGCCCAAGCATTCATTACAAAGCCGTCATTTACTGATACACAATACACTTCATCTATTCCAGCCGCCTTAAACCTATCATACATTTCTTCGTATGCTGGTAATTGCTTTGTGGAACAAGTTGGTGTAAATGCACCTGGTAAACTAAACAAAACGATCTTCTTATTTGCAAATAAATCTGCTGACTGTTGATTAAAAAACTCTCCAGCAACTCTTTGTACAAAACATTCATTTGGAATAGTATCCCATTTTTGAATAGATTGTCTTGAGCCTGGTAAGTCAGTTCTCTCAGCATGATTTATTTTAGGTCTTGTGTTGCCGCCATATTGTTTAGCAACTTGACCTGGTTGAGTCTCGCTCATTTTCATAATGTTTTCCTTTTAATCCTAAAGACTTGCGTCTTCCATTCCTGCAACTCGTAACTTAACTATGTTAGTAAGTTGCCATTGTTTTTGGTCTAATGCCTTTGTTACGCCTAACCATTTATTACGCATTAATGCAAACTCGTTAATTATTTTTTCATAATCAACAACGTCAGCTTCGCCGTCTACATATTTTTCAACGTCTCTGCTTGATAATGCTCGTGCATAATTCTCTAAATACTTTTTAAAAAAACTACTTCTTAAACGTCTTAATTCGATGTTTAGGTATTCTAGTATTGCTTCTAACTCTTGCAACTGATTAAATCGTTGCTCAACTATACCAGGCATCTCTGCCGCGGCCTTTTCTACATTACCTTTAATACGAATTTGTTTTTTAGCTTCGTCTAATTCGTCTTCAAAGTACTGTATAGCCTTAGGTATATTGTTAATATCTTTAGCAATATCAGAATACCAACCCATTAATAATCCTCGTCATCAATTTCGTCATCGTAGTCAACGTCTTCTTCCAAATAATAACCAATGGCTTTGTCAAGTTCATGATCAGAACCTAAAGCATCTCTAAATGCTTCGTCTTCGGTTCCGAAATCAGCACATAAATCAACATACTTTTCAGCAACTGTTTCAATATGTTTCTTGTCAATGTATTCTTTGAATACTTGCCACGTTTCTACTATCTGCGTACCGTCCATAAGTCTTACTCCTCAGTGGTTGTTTCATCAACTTCCTGCACAGGTTCTTCTGTGGATAACTTCTCGAAGTCACTCATAATTATGTCTAGTTTCTCACCAGACCAGTCTTTTCGATATTCAAGTGTTTCCTTGCCCGTGCTATCAACGTATTTAAGTCTATTGCCTTGTTGATTTAACAGGCCTTTTTTCTCAAATAGGTCAACTAGACCACTATATGGATTCATTCCAGTTTCATATGGAATTTTAACTTGTACGCCTTCAAACGGTTTTGCATATCTAGTTTTCATAACTTTACAACCCGCTCTAATACCACGTACATCGGTAACTTTCTTACCATCTTCGTCCTCTTTTAGTTTCAATTTCTTCATTGCTACTACAATAGAACTTGCATAGATAAATCCTTGTCCACCTGATATTTTATCATCTGGATCAAACATATCTTGTGATGCGTAAGTGTGATTAGTACATACTAATCCAACGTTGTGTGAACCAATCATGTTAACTGTATTTCTAACAAGTGATGTAAGTGCTTTAGGTTTTCTACCCATATCACCCTTCATATCACCTTTATTAAACTGATCAACATCTGTTGGTGTAAGTAACATACCCAAACTATCAATAACAAATAACACTTTAGGTCTTTCTTCCTCAGGTGTTTCTCTGTAGTCATTCATAAATGTTGATATAGTTTTTGCTACATCATCAATCATTGACATATTAAGTTTAAGTAGTTTTTCATCACTAGTGTCAACGTTTAATGCTTGTAACCAAGTTTCATCTAAAGCATTCTCTGAGTCAATCAAAACAACAAATATGCCTTGCTCTTGTGCCGCCTTTACAATGTTACCTGCACAAATATATGATTTACCTGCACCAGATTCACCTGCAAAAACAGTTACCTTACCCATTGGAACGCCTTTATTAAAGTCGCCACTAATTAAATAATTGAGTGCATAATTACCTGTACTAATCCAATCAGTTGGATCATGAAATCCAGCACTCATTCCTGTAATAGATTTAGTTAAGTTTTTACGAAACTTAGAAACGTCAAATGCCTTGTTAGCCATTATTACTCCTTAATCCTATGTACTTGGGGTTGCCGTGCAGACAACCCCTTATACAATATTAGTTTACGACTGTCTGTTACGGATCATCGCTAGGATGTCTTCCGCTTTATTATTGTCAGCCGGTGCTTCAGTTGTTGCTGGAGCATCAGTTGTAGTAGGTTGTGCTACTGCCTCTGCTACTTTTGGTGCTTCTGGAGCCGCCGCTGGAGCAGGTGTTGGTGTAGTAGCTTTTACAGGATCACCTGTTTGTGCTTTTACACCAGCTGGTCTAAAGTATTGACCAAACTGTTCCAAATCGTATGCTTCACCATCAACAGATGCTTCAAACATCTTCTTGATGACACCAACTTCAACCTCACTTGGTTTCTTAGGTAAGTAATCACCTAAATTAAACAAGCCATGGTCTTCAATAGCTTTATACTCTTCTTCACTTAATGGTCTCTCTTTACGAGCCCAGTTTGAAGTTGAGTAGTCGGCATATCCACCTTTAGAAGTTTTCGCAATTCTAAAGTCTACACCTGATGTATAATCAGTTGGTAACTCATTCATATCAGGATCCATTAATGCTCCCTTAATAATTTGGAAGATTTGTGGTCCAATAATCATTCGTCTAATTGGATTTGCTGGAGTTGAATCCTCTTTTAAAGGATTGTCTGTAACAAAGCCTTGGAAAACATATGAACGTTTTTTCCAATATTTACGTCCCATATCTTCTAAGTTTTTGTCTTTAAACCATCCACGTACTTCTGAAAGTACTGGACAAGTTTCACTATACATTTCCATACAAGGTACTTGCACTTGTACTGGACGAGAGTCTGTCTCGCCTTTAATACCAGCAAAAGGTAGTTTGATCATCAAACGTTCTTGCCAGAAAAATGTATTGTTTTCGTCGCCATCTGGAAGGAAACGGACAGTTGATGTCTCGCCTTCTTTTAAGTTCCAAAATGGGTAAATGGCGTTGTCGCCGCCTGTGGAAGATCCCGATGAGCGGGTTTCCTGTTCTTTAAGTTTTGCACGAATTTCTGCTAATGTAGCCATAATATAAGCCTCCTATAATTGTTAAGCCTTCGTTGCTTGTGCCTGTTAATAGTGTAGCACAGTTTATATACTACACTAATATACTTATAAAGTCAACCTTCATGTTGCCAAAAAAGTGACTTTATAAATTCTTATACACCTGCTAGGTGTTTAATTCTTTCCATCTCGCGATCTTTACCTTGCTTTAGTCTAGCAATCATTTTTTCTGCAAATGGTATTGCTTTGTCGCCAAACTCTTTTTCACAAGCTGTAACTATCGCTGTTTCGCCTTTTGGAAATGAGTTAGAAGTGTAGTCGTAATGTGATTTAACCAATTCTTCTAATCTTTCGCTAGGTTTTCTTTTGTCTTCTTTTGCCTTTTCAATACTTCCGTCTGGATTCATTTTAACAGCAATATCATCTTCGCCTTCTTTGTATCCTTTTTCTTTTGCTTCTGAATCCAATTCTGCTTTACGTCTCATAATTTCTTTTTTAAGTTTCTCATCTTTATGAGTGTTTGGATCCATTTGGATATCTTGGATAGCTTTTTTCTTTGCTTGATAATCTTCTTTATCTTTGATTCCAGTATTTCTATCTTCTGTAGCCATATCACCTGTATCAATTTTTGATAAAATACTTGGTGCTTTAGCTTTAATATATTTCATTACTAAAGGTCGTACATCTGTGCTCGATTCTTTCTGTCCTACTTGTTTGAACATATCTAATAGTAATGGGTCGTCTATGACTCCCTTTAAACTCATAACAGCATTGTTACCGTTAACACCTGCTTGAAATTCGCTAGCCATTAAGCCATTTAGTTTTTTAATCGCGGCTTGTTGGTCAGCTCCTTGTCCATCGATTAAAGCATCTTCAGTTTCTCCCACTATGTTTGAAAGTTCACTTTCAAATTCATCTTCTGGTGATAAAGTTTCGTTAGCTTGATATCCTGCTTTGTCCAATGCATCAATAACTGCATCTCTTGGACTCATAGTATGTACAATAACTCCACCTTGTCGCATTTCATCTGGCTCACAAGTAGCTTTGATACCAGACTTCGAAAGTTCGTATTGCATTTCTTCGCAATCTTTTTCGCTTATGCCTCTGTCCTCATCATAGTCTCCGTCAATGTCTATTGCGTGTGCGTGTGCTTCGTCACCGCCTTCATATCCACTAGCTTCGTCTTTAATAAGTTCTTGTTGATGTGCTTCTAGTTCCTCTATTGAATCAAAAGGTCCACCTGTCATCTTACCATCTTTGTAAGAATAAAATTTTCCTTTTTCGTGTTTAGCCGCAAGTCCGTATTTGTTCATTCCCATATCGGAAACTTCACCTAATAAATCTTCTGGGCTAACTTCTTCAACTTGTTTCTTTTCTTTTACTAAATTATAAATGTATGGAAAAACGTTTTTCAGTTCTTCGTTGAAAGTTCTAATTGTTAATTCATCAATCCAACTGTTTTGTAGTTCTTCTGGAACTTCTTCGTTAACAACTGGAGTAAAGTTTTTAAATGCTTCTGCGTAATGAGTTGGTCTTTGTAATTTCATTACTTCCATTTTAATACTGTCAAGTCTTTCATTAACAATATCCATGTAACCTTTTAAGCCTTCTGCCATTACTGCTGAACGGTTCATGTATGTTTTAAACTGACGTAGCTTTGATAATTCTTCGCTGAGTGAAACGATATGTTTACCAAAGTCATCGTATAAGTTTCCGCCTTCGCTTACGTGTCTTGCTAAAGCTCTTGCTCCGTTTAAATGTCTAAATGGATACTTAAATCTTTCTCCATTTTCTGATTCTATATAAAGGCTGTGTACGTGTTGTGTTCTTGCTCCAGGAACTTCTTGGTTCACTGGTTGCGTATGTTTAAGTACTAGCCTAGCTTTGTCAACATCTTCGTAACTTGTTCTACTAGTGCCGTACATTTTAGATTCACTCATTGTTTTCTCTCCGGCAGTTTTAGTTAAGTGTGCGTAATCTCTTTTATCAAGATTAGATTTAGTTATATCACGTGTATCAAAGTTAAGCATATTTCTTTTTGAAAAAGTACGTAGTTCTTTTAAGAAGTCGAACCAACTACTTCTGATACTGTCTGGCTGTTCGCTAATAAATGATGTATTGTAAGTAACTGCAACTTCTTTTTCACTTAAAGATATGCTTACTTTACCTAAATTATCTTCGCCAACTTTGTAATCAAAGTCAAAGTAACGTGCAAGTTTAGGCTCGTCAGTTACAACACCTTCGGCATCGCCGAGTGTTACTGATGGGAATCTACCCCTAATTTTAGCAAATAGCTGATCTGATATATATTCCATATTGCTCATATATGTATTTACCTTATATTGGTTGAAATGAATATAGGCATTGGCGGTGTAGTATCGTCGCCTGTATCAGCCTGATTAAACGTTTCATATACCCTAGGATCCCAGTCTTTTAGTACTGCCATTATACGCATACTCAACAAACTAGCACTAACTAGATCGTCATTTTCACCTGGTTTAGCTTTATAACTAGTACCACTAGCAACAAAAGCCTTAAGTTCGCTTACTAATATTTTACTGTTTATTGTTAGCTTGTCGTTTTCAACCATATTCTTTAATCTAGTACAAGCACTAATTTTAGTACTGTGAGTTGTATTAAATCCTTTTCTAAACTTACGTACATGGCCTTTTCTAATAGGTTCTGATACACACATACCTGGTATATTCTCTTCTCCTAAATCTCTAATAACAATTAGAGCACCTTCACCTATTGAATTATTTTCTACACTCCAATAAATGTTTTGTCCTTGATTATGACAACAATCTTTTATGTAGTTACAAATATCTTTTAATATTCTTATTTGTGCAGGTATAGGAGTTTGATTATGCCTCCACTCTGCAATTTGTTTATAGCTTGGTAATTCAAATACTTGTATCGCGGCATAGTCACCACCTGTTCCCATAGCAGGATCTAATGCAACAACATAAGTGCTAGTACCTTCTGGCTTTCCATACCAACGTGTTTGCCCCATATTCATAACAGGATCAATACCTTCTAAACTTGATAACTTAATACTGTTAATAAGTGTTTCATCGTAAACTAAAAACTCACAACCATACTCACGTCTAAATCTTTCTTCACCAATACGACCTACTTCTACTTTAGCCCACTCTTCATCTCTGTCTGGGTGTTCGTCCCATTTAGCAGTAAAGCCATGAAAACCATTTTGACCTACTTCAGCTTCATTACCATCTTCGTCAAATTTGTTTTGTGATTCTTTCCATATAATAGCAAACGTATCTTCATCTGAGTTAGGAGTACTTGTAATAATTGCACGACCACCTGTTGCTAGTGTTGGAGATATCGAAGTCCAAAATTCATCTGCAATACTTGGATTAACAAATGCAAACTCATCACAGTATAATAAAGATATTGACATACCTCTTCCTGTGTTTCCTGTTGTAGTAGCACTAACTATTCTACTACCATTTTCAAATTCCATTGACCCTTTGTTATAGTTTGTAACACCTGCTCTGATACTGTCTGGACATAATTCATATCCGTATCTTATACGTTGCATAATTTCTTGAGCACCTGTATATTTGTGTGCGGCAATTAGTATTGTTTGATCAGGGTGGAACATAGCATACCATAACAAGTAACCCGCGGCAGTTGTTGTCTTACCACTTTGTCTAGGTAGCATATTAATATTAAATCTGTGATTGTGATAACTTTCTAATAAACGTTCTTGATATTTAAAAGGTTCAAATAAAGTTTTACCTTGTACAGGGTGTTGTATATTAAAAAACTTTTGGCAAAAGTATAGGTATCCGCTATCGGGATCCACACACTTCTTAAGCATCTCGATATTTTCTTCATCAAACTTTTCACGTAGGTGTGCTTTTTTGGTTAAGACACCGTCTAAACTTTTTGTTGCCATACTACTATTTATAGGTGAAAATAGGGCCCGAAAGCCCTATTTGGTTTTACTAATTGGGAGGAAATTAGTTAAATTATCCTGTTATTGCTATTGCAGTTGCTTCAGCACAATCAGAACCTGTAACATCAATGTTGTTAGGTCCTACTGCTGTTCCTAAATTTCTGATTCTTTGTTGGATGTCTGCCGCTGATGAATTTATGTCCATAATAATATGAATTGTACCTGCGTTTGAGTCAGTAACAGAAAACATTAAAGGATTAATTTCTTTTAAAACCATCTCTACAGCTTCGTCAACTGCATCATCTTCTGCTCTAAGATCGATATTGGCATTAGATGCATTTTGTATAGTAACTAGAAATGCCTTACAGCTTTCTGAATGTATCGTTCCAGCTGTTGCGTTTAATCCATTTACTCTTGTAAATCCTGCCATCTTATTCCCCTTTTAACTTTTCTGCTAACTTCGCCGCTAGTTCACTTTTAATTTCATCTTCAAGTGCCATTGGATTATCTCCGCCTGCTACTTTTGGATATGATTTTTTCTGTCTGTTTAAGCCACCTGCTAAATCGTTTTGCATATAAGCTGTGTCTTGATATTTTTCATCTGGTGAATTATCCCACTCGCCTTCTGTTGCTTCAGAGTCTTTATTGTCTGCCGCACAAAGTGATTTAGTTATTTCTGTTTCGTGTGTCTTACCACAAATTCCACAAGGCTCATCTTTGCCGTCTTTATCAGCATCAGCATCCATCGCCATTGGTGGAAGTTTCATGTCTGGCTCTTTAGGTCCTTCTGGCTTATCTAAAATTGCTATTGATTTCTCTATGTCATCTCTTGGAGATAACTTAGGCATTGGTTCTATAACTTCTGGCTTACCGCCTGCGTCTTTAACCATCTTCATTAATGTAGCTACATCGTCAGCAGTTTCACCTGACATTGATATAGACATATTAACTGATTCATTTAAAGTATCTATTTTTTTATAAATGTCTTTTAAGTTCATTATTTGCTCCCTACTGGACTAGTTTTTCCTGTTTCACCCATGTCATGTTTTTGCTCTGTGTCTGGCTTTGAACTTGCTCCAGGATCGTTATCACGTTCCTTACGAACACCTTCTAGCTCTTTAAGTAAATCCATTACACGGTTGTCTCCAACTTTCTTTTGTGCATCCGGGTCTGCTGATTCCATCTCTGTGCCTAATTTAGGCTCATATACTTTTACGTATTCTTTGTCTTGATATTCTTCTTGAGGTGCTTCTGCATCTCTAAGACAAATATAAGCTGGATCAATTCCATTAACTTGTGAAATGTACTCGCCTAATACCTGTGCAGTAGTAGGGTATGAAAGTTCTGCTTCGAAATATGTAGTTTCCATATTTTGTAATTTAGGGAAGTCTAATGGACGTTCTTGAATAGGCGTTTTTTTGCCTGGAGTTAAATTAACTAATCCAAACTTTTGTAAACAGCTTTCGCAACTGTCTGTAAATCCTTCTGGTAATTCACCAGCAATACCAAACTTAAACTTATAAGTCTTTTTTGCTTCTGTTAGATACTGTTCAAATGTCTTCATTGTTCTTCCTTATATGTTTATTTATCCATGTTTTTCAATTTATTAAGCAGTGAGTTACGGTCTGTTACTACATATCCTTCGCCGTTTACTATGTCAGATCCACCATCTCCACCGTCTTTATCCTGCTTTTCTTTGCGTAATTGCAGTTCAACCATCTTTAACTTGTTCTGTAGTTTAGCTGTTTTGGCATCTAAATTGGTTTTAAGCATTTGTCCTGCTACTTCAAAAACACGACCGCTATAACGTGATTCAACATTCATACCAAGATCCATTAAGTCTTCATATGCCTGCATGGCCTTATCTGCTACTTCGCCAAGCTCTGCATCTGCTTTCTCACCCAAGCCTTTAACTTGCGGTAGTGCCGCTGTAATTTTATCCAATTCTGCTATATCGCGGAAGTCTTCTTTTTGCGTTACTACTGCTTTTTCTTTAGTTTCAGCTTTTTCTTTTTCTGCCTCAATAATCTCTTGTGAGTCAGGTAAATTAAGTAATTCTTCTAATTTTTTGGTCATATTTGCTGTCCATTATATACTACTATATTTATATGAGTGTTTCGTATTTGATACCCAGATAGATTGAAATGATAATAGCAGTTACGAATATACCAATTAAAATATAAACTATATCGCTCATTTTCTATTGCCTTGATGGAATATATCCTTTTCAGTAATAACTCTAAAAAATATTTTCTTACGTTTACACCAATGTCTGGCGGCTTCCCACTTTGCCATATTCTGTACGTACTGTGCTTGTTTACCTCTGTCTCGACTTTTCTTTACTTCTTGTAAGTCGGCTTGGTTACCGGGTTTAACTTCTATTAACTCTACGTGTGGCTTTCCTTTAGCATCTGTATATTGTATCATAAAGTCAGGAACATAAATTGTCATCTGTCCTGTTAAAGGATTTCTATATGGAATCTTAACTGACTCACTTGCCCACTTACTTACGGAAGGAGATTCATCACAGAATTTCATAAATGCAAATTCCCAAGATGATCTATATAAGGGATCTTTAAGTCCTGCGTACTTGCTGGGATTTTTTAATGCAAATCTGCCTTGTGCAAACTTTGGCATAGGCTTACACCAATATGTTTCGTGATTCTAATTTACTAGATGATTGGTCTACTTTATAACCTAATGAACTCATCTTTTGTCTATTGTAATTTAAAACTTCTGTTACTACATTAGAAAGTTGAACTTCATCAAAGCCTTTAAGTGTGTCTAATAATTCAAATACTTTTACTTCATCAATCTTTGCCTGTCTCATTAATACACCAGCAACTGTTCCAGCTGATGTTTTATCAAAGCCTCTTTTTTCAAAGTATCCTAATACTGCGTCTACTTCGTTTGAAGGAAACTCTAAAGGTGCAGAATAATATTCATCGAAAAAAGTTTTAACTTTTTGTTGTGTATTATTTGTTGTTACAGGTAAGTTGCTCATTTTAAGTACTTATCGTTACGTTACCACTATTACCGTGGGTTTGGGCGTTATCTTTTGTATCAGATTTAAATGCATCTTTGGCCGCACTAGTCATTTTATTCCATGCACTATTAATAGAATCTACGTTTGCAGAACCTCCGTTAGCTAAATGACTTTTCTTAAATGTTGTTGCTTTAGCTAATTGATCTAATGATCCTGGATTATTATCTAAGAAAGAAGTTACTGACGATGCAGAGTTTCCACTAATTGCTTTTATTACTGCCGAACCTGCCGCCACTCCTGCTATTGCAGTTGTAATATTATTAAGTCCACTTGCATTTAAACTTTTAGGAAATGCTGTATTGGCTACGCCACTAACATCAATCCCTGCCGCTTTTCCTATTTGATCTTTTAATATGCCAAAACCTTCTTGTCTTAATCCACCTTTAGATAATGACTTTGCATTACCCAGGACACTCGTTGTTTTTAAAACTGTTCCCAAAAAGTTGGCTGGAGAACTAAATGCTTGACCACTTGTAATATCTCCAAACACATCGGCGGCTCCTGCCGCTACACCACCTTGACCAAATAAGTTTGTTGCACCACCACCTGCTAATGAATTAGGTGAAGGTGTTTTATCGTAGTGTCCACTTGCCGCACCAAACATTTTAGGTGAAGCACCTTCTGTAATTCCGCCTCTTGAATACCATACAGTTTCATATTGAATTTGCATTGTATTTTGTACAGCATCACTTGTACTATTTTCTAAAGTATCATGACCCCATTCACTAATGATAGGATTAACTAAAGTGAAACAAGTATATCTATGTCTAGACATTTGATAAATTTGTATACTTCTAAAGAAGTGTGAATGACTATCATTATCAAAACCATATCTGTATTTGTTAACAGCATCACCTAAGTAAGTGTTGTGTCTTGCGTAAGCTGGATTAGTTTCGTTAGGATCTGAACTTCCATTTAACGAAGCATAGTTACCATCTTTATAATAATAACGATAGTAGGCTTCCCATAATGCAGTTGTTTGTCCGTAGTTGTCATCATGGAATACTATATTGATTGGATCGTAATCTAATCTTGTTTGTAAGTTTGCTTTTTTATTGTATTGATGTTTTAGTGTTGTACTAATAGAATATTTAGGTAAGTCAACACTTTTAACTAACATATTAATTTCTTCAGTTTTTATCTGAGGAATAACTGCAACCGCTTCTGGGTTTAAGTTAAAACTTACGTGGTATAAAAATTTATGTTTAGGGGATAACCTATGTGCATCATCTACATAGAGTCTAGCCGCGTGTGACCAATCACCAAGGTTACCTTTTGGGCTTAAAGCACCGCTAACTACATTATCCAAAAATCCGTTTAGTTTGTTTGCCATACTAATATTTATCTAGATTATAAAGTACGCACATAATAAAAAAGGGTGCCTATAAAGACACCCTTTTTAGTTTTTCAGGAAATATTATGTATTTTAATCTTATGTAGATCCGCCACCTGTTATTAAAGTGTTAACAGTTCTACCAACTGCTGTACCAACTCCTGTACCTTGTGGAGTTTGTATTGCGTTGTCGTATCTAATAGCTAAAGCTACTGTTACTGGATCGTTAGTTGCGTATGCTAAAGTATTGTAGTTAGCACTTTGTAAGTAACAACCATATAACTCAAATGTTTCTAAAACGTTTGCAGTATTGATTCCGTTACCACCGTCAAGTACTTCAATTCTAGTAACGAATTTGTAATCGCTACCTGAAGCCGCACTTGATTGTTCAAAGAAATCAAATTGTTTCTGTAGTTGTTCACCAACTAGTTTCTGTACGTTGTTTGATACATCTTCTCTTAAGTTTAATGTAATTGGTTCCCAAGTATGTTTTCCTGCTAGGAATACACGTGAGTTGTATACATCAACTTGGATGTCTTCAAAACTTACGTTAGGTCTAGTTACGTCTACAACCTGTTTTGTTAGTTCTGTTGTCGGTGTTGATACTCCGAAGTTCTCCAAGCTCACTCTAAAGCGATACTGGAGTTTCGGCATCAACAAGCCCTGATTAGAACTAGACGAACTAGAATCTAATGGGACTGTAATTTTTGATAGTGTTGAAATTGCCATTGTTAATATCTCCTGTTAAATATATTTATCTCTATTAAAGTTTCGCTATTTCACCTGTATTTTTAAGTCTTAACGGTATGTAAATAAACTCAACTGCTTTAACCGGTTCAATCGCTATATCTAAATAAAGCTCATTTCTATCAATTCTAGTTGGTGTGTTGTTACTTTCATCACAAACAACTAAGAAGTCATATAATGCTCTTTGTCCAACTAACTCTAACATTAATGAATCTGCTTGAGCTTTGATTTCATCTCTTGTTATTTTGTCATTTGGTTCAAAGATATAAGGTTTAGCAAGTTTGTCTAACTGTCCTCTTAGGTAAACAACTAGTCTAGCAACGTTAATTCTGTCTAACGCACTAGCATTTTTGGCTCTAGTTTTTTGACCGTAGTTAACAAGTCCTGCACCTGTTAAGAATGTAATTGGGTTAATTTTATTGCTGTACAATGTATCACGTTGACCTGTGTTCAATGCTACTGCTTTAAATTCACCTTCTGCATCAATGTATCCTGCACTTGAGGCGTTACTAATTCCACCACGTCTTGTTCCTGCTGGAGCAAACCATGGAAACGAAACACTATCACTTAAAGCAATAGTTCTTAGTATACCATGTGACGCTGGAACAACAATGTTTTTTCCTGCATTATCACTTGTGAATAAACTTGGATAAAAAGTACCCATGTATTCATCACTAGTTACAAGTCCGTCATCGTTGTCTTCAACTGCTAAATTAACGTTTGTTGCGTAGTTGTTAATAGTAGTTGCATCACTTGATAATCTAAATGGTAAGTCACCAACAACAAATGCTGTTAAGCCTCTGTCTGTGTTTAGTGTAACCATTTCGCCAATTAGCTCTGAGTAACCTGGACAAGCCATCAAGTTAAATATTCTTGATTGATCGTCTCTAATATCTTGGTTACTGTTAACCATTGATTGTAATGCTTGTACAACAACTTTTCTTTGAGCTTTTCTACCAAATGAACCTGCACCGTTTGCCTGGTTAGCTGATTCAGTTACCCATCTGTGTGCGTAGTATGAAGCCATTGATTCGTTGTTGTTAAATCTTCCATTGTTACCTGCTGTATCAACAGAGTTTCTAACAAATTTCTTAACGTTAAATCCAGAACGTCTTAAGTTCCAAAGCAACATACCTTTTGGATATAGTGCTGGATCTGGAGCATCTGGGTCTAAGAAATTGTTACTTAATAGTGCTTCAATAGTTCCTGCTGTTGCACTATTGGCTCCGTTTGTATTGTATCTTGCATCAGCAAATAAAATACCATCTTCAGTAGTTTGATCTGAATTATCAACTAGTACCCAAGTTAACGTTGAACCGTTGTACTTGTATACTTTAGGATAGTTTTCTAAGTCTGCTGTTGAAATCCATAAGTCACCATTTTTAAGTGCAGTACTGTCTGACTGTAAAGTAGGTTCAGTAGCTGAAACAATTGGTCCTTTTGGATCTGTTTTATCACTTGCAGAAGCTTGATAATATGGAGCAGTTGAGTCTTGGTAACCAACCCAAGTAGTTCCATTGTGTATCATCATATCAACTTCATCTACAACTGAACTGTACCATAAAGTTTTGTCAGTTGTTAAAGCCGTTACTGCTGTTGCACTTGCAGTATAAGTTAATACCTGCCAGTTACTTGCAACAAAGTCCATTGCACTATCACCTGTTGGTGCTGTGTATAAGTTTGGAGTTCCTGAATTAGCATCTACGTATGCAGAGTATCCAGCTAGTCCTAAAATACCACCTGTGTCTTTAATTCTAAAGTCACCACCGTCATTGTGTGAAATAACTATTCTGTTACTTGCGTCTACTTCTGCAACTATGTTAGTAAAGCCTGCACTATTAATAGCACCTGCAATTACATCAGCATCACTTGATGCCGCAGTAGTTGTTACACTTATTGTTTTTGCTGAGCTTAATGTAGCTGAGTTAACAATAGTTTCTTGCATATTAAACGCATAAGTTCCTGCTGTACATTGTGCCGCAATAATGCTTGAAGTAATTGAAGTATTACCTGTTGCTACACGTCTGTGAATTTTAAAGTCACCTACGATAGTATCTTCTGCGTTATTGTAGTTAATGTATAATGCACCTACTGCCAAGTTTGCACCACCGCCTGTTTTATCTAGACCGTATAATGCCGCTTGGTTAGTTTCGTAAATTGGTGCTGTTACAGTTTCCCATAATTTAGTAGTTGCGTTCCACTTTTTAACTTTCCAGTTAGCACCTAAGTTTGGAGTTGTAGTTTTAACCCAAAGTGAACCAGTTGGTTTTGGTGCTGTGTCAGTTGACTTGTATTCTGGAACTGATGTGTGTGGAGCAATAGTTAAAGCTGGTGCTTTGTAAGTACCTGCTGTTAAACCTATTTCTGTTAATAGTGTAGAACCGTTAAGTGCTAACACTACATCTGCGCCTGTTGAATAAATTTCTAATTTACCATCAACAACTGCTGAAGTAATACCGGCAATACCCGCACCAGCAATAGCTGTTACTACATCTGATAAGCCTGTACCACCTGCTGTTACAGCCGAACCGTTAATACTCATTGAGTTCGCCGCTCCAACAGTTGGATTACTTTCAGTTCCTGTTACAGTTGCCCATGATTGGATCCATGTACTTGAACCTACTTGTACCCAGTCACCTCCTGAGTTTTTGTAGTATACTTTATTTAAAGTTGTTGTAGCAACTATGGCATAGTCACCTACTGCGCCAACAGAAGTTTTAGGTGCTCCGCCTGTTACTTTGCTTGAGTCTGTAATTACAGTTGGAATCTTGTTCGTAAAACTCTGACCACCAGTAGTCGAAGCCGCCGCACTATTCCACTCAAATATTCCGAATACACTATTAGCAGTATCAAACCAGTAAGTTCCGTCTGCTGG